GTGCTGATATGAGGCCCTCACGTGGTATGGGGGATATCAACCCCTCCAAAATGCCTGGCCCAAAGCGCAAAGCTCGCCGGGATGACACAGACTTCACTCAGTACGCCAAGGGCGGTGAGGTTTGGGACAAGCCGCGCCCTGACTCACTTGGCGCTCCCAAGAAGCTGTCATCTGCAAAAAAGTCAAAAGCTAAAGCTGCAGCCAAAGCCGCTGGTAGACCCTATCCAAACCTTGTGGACAACATGAGAATGGCAAGAAATGGCTAACACTACAGGCTCAACCGCATTCAACATGGACTTTACGGAGCTCGCCGAAGAGGCGTGGGAACGTGCGGGCCGTGAAATGCGTAGTGGATATGACTTGCGAACAGCTCGCAGATCCATGAACCTGATGACCATTGAGTGGGCAAACCGTGGCTTGAATATGTGGACTATTGAGCAGGGCATGTTTACTTTGACGCCCGGCCTAAACACATATGCGCTGCCTAATGACACTATTGACCTCTTGGATCACGTTATTCGTACTGGTGCCAACGTAGCTTCTACCCAAGCTGATTTAAGCATCACTAGGATTAGCGTGTCCACCTATGCCACTATCCCCAATAAATTGACTCAGGGACGTCCTATTCAGGTCTGGATTCAACGCCTGTCTGGCGAAACAAACCCAACAAATTCAACGCTTGATGGGGCCTTGACCGCAACCGCAACGACTATAACACTTGATACAGTCGTTGGTCTGGCGGCCTCTGGATTCATCAGGCTGGATTCAGAAGATATTTATTACACCTACATTGAAGGCAACATTTTGAGCGGTGTGTTTCGGGGGCAAAACAATACTGTTGCTGCCACTCACATTGACAACACCGCTGTTTACGTTCCGCAGCTGCCGGCCGTCACTGTTTGGCCAACACCAGATTCTTCCCAAACTTACCAGTTTGTTTATTTCCGCCTGCGCCGTATTCAAGATGCTGGCGCTGGTATTCAGACTCAGGACATGAATTTTAGGTTCTTGCCGTGTATTGCGGCAGGCTTGGCTTATTACATCGCAATGAAACAACCAGAGCTGCAAGGCCGCATGGAGATGCTTAAGGCTATTTACGATGAGCAATTTAACTTGGCGGCTGGTGAAGATCATGAGAAGGCTACATTGAGGCTGGTGCCTCGTATGGCCTTTATTGGGGGAGGCGCTATCTAATGACTACACCCTATGCATCAGGCAAATATTCAATTGCCGAGTGTGATCGGTGTGGCCAAAGGTATAAACTCAAGCAGCTTAAAGTTGAGATCATTAAGACCAAGCTGTATCAGTTAAAAGTCTGCCAGTCCTGCTGGGACCCAGACCAACCACAGTTACAGCTGGGCATGTATCCTGTCAATGACCCTCAGGCGGTTTATCAGCCAAGGCCTGACACCACATACGTTGCAGCGGGCACTAATTCTGCCGGCTTCCCAACAGGCGGCTCAAGAGACATTCAGTGGGGTTGGTATCCAGTGGGTGGTTCTAGATTGTTTGATGATGGGTTGACGCCAAATAACTTGGTGGCAACCACAAGTGTTGGTACAGTCACCATATCGGTAACATAGGAGTTCAAAATGGACAAGAAAGAAGTTAAAAAGATCGCTGACGTTGAAGTGCGTAAGCATGAAAAGAACCTGCATCCTGGTAAAAAGGTGACTCGCTTGGCTAAGGGCGGCGTTACCAGTGAGTCCATGAAAAAGTATGGGCGCAACTTGGCTCGCGCCATGAATCAGAAATCCACCTCAAGGGGTAAATGATGGCTAAATTTAGCAAGAAGGTTATGGGTAAAGAAGTTGGCCAAGCCGACGTCTACGCTAAACCGCACGACATGTCTGGTAAATCTATGAAGATTTCCAACAACCCCGGCAAAGAGCCGAACCGCAGCAAGCTTGACCAGTACGATATGAGCGTTGGTGCCATTAGCAAATCTGCTGGTGACGAACAACCTAAGACTTCTGGTATCAAGATTCGCGGCACTGGTGCAGCCACTAAGGGTGTAATGGCTAGAGGCCCAATGGGTTGAGATTTACATGACATACACCGAACTGATCACCGCTGTTTCTGATTACTGCGAAAACACGTTCCTAAATACTCCGTCACAACCGGATATGGACACGATGATTCGTCAGGCGGAGCAGCGCATTTTCAATTCTGTTCAGGTAGCGTATTTTAGAAAAAACATGCTTGGGACTTTGACAATTGGCAATAAGTATTTATCTACACCAGATGATTTTTTGTCGCCATATTCTTTGGCTGTCATTGAAGACTACGGTACAGCTCAAGAGAATTATCTTTTCTTGTTGAACAAGGATGTAAACTTTATCCGAGAGGCGTATCCAGGCCCTGCCGATACTGGACTTCCTAAGCATTATGGAATATTTGGCCCTACAACAACAGCTGGTCCAACCCCAACCATTACCAATGAGTTGACGTTAATTTTGGGACCATCGCCTGATGCAACCTACAAGGTTGAGCTGCATTACTATTACTATCCTGAATCAATTGTAGATTCAACTACCGGTCATTCTTGGCTAGGCGATAACTTTGACATTGCTCTTTTCTCCGGAACAATGATGGAAGCCATTACCTACATGAAGGGCGAGCCAGATCTGGTTGCTTTGTACAAATCAAGATACGAAGAAGCTATGTTCCTGCTCAAGAACTTAGGTGATGGTAAGCAGCGTATGGACGCATACCGCGATGGTCAAGTTAGGAACCCCGTCGTATGACAATTGTCCAAACACAAACCACCAGCTTCAAAAAGGAGCTGTATCAAGGCATCCACGATCTGGACACAGACGTACTCAAGATTGCTTTATATACAGCCAATGCCAACCTAAACGAGGCTACAACTGCATACAGTGCGAGCAATGAAATAACTGGAACTGGCTATACGGCCACCGGAAAGTTGATAACGAATGTGGTGATTAGCTCGGAAAACTCTACGGCGTATGTCAGTTTTGACAACCCGTATTGGAATCCCGCTGCATTTACGACCAGGTGTGCTTTGATATACAACGTCACAAAAGCCAATAGGTCTATTTGCGTTTTGGACTTTGGTGCGGACAAAACTTGTACCAACACTTTTTTAATTACGCTGCCGGCTAACACAGTCAATAGCGCTTTGATCAGATCATCTAACTAAGGAACAAAATGTTAGTCACCACCACAAAAGGCGAAATGGACGACTCTTTGCTTGAAAAGCGAGAGGGTACAGTTGATAATGACAATGAACTAACCTCATGGGTTGAGTATTGGTTAGAGGGTGAGCTTGTTCACCGTTCTGCCCATGTGACCTTAAAGAAAATGCCAGTCTTTGGCGGCGGCGAAACAGCATCAATCGGTTAAAGGAGAACTAAAGTGGCAAATACTCAATCAATGTGTACCTCATTCATGAGCGAGCTTATGCTCGGACAGCACCAGCTTGGCACTTCAACCATCGTATCCCGTGGTAGCTTGACATCACCCACTACAGATACTGTAAAAGCAGCTTTGTATTTGACATCGGCTACGGTCAATGCGTCTACCACGGTTTATTCAGCAACCAACGAAGTCTCTGGTACAGGTTATACCGCTGGCGGCGTGGTGGTAACGAATGCAACGGCTCCAACTTCGACTAACACTTCAGCAACTGCTGGTGTAGCGTACTGGACTCCTTCAGCTTCGATTACCTACACCACGGTGACATTGACCACGGCGTTTGATACCGTGTTGCTGTACAACTCAACTCAAAGCAACAAGGCTATCAGCGTCCACACGTTTGGCTCACAGACCATCACGGCGGGTACTTTTACCTTGACCATGCCGTCAAACACCACATCAACCGCTTTGCTGCGTTTGGCAACTACTTAAGGGTAGGTCATGTCTCTCGGCTGGGGCGACAGTACTTGGGGCGCAAACGGCTGGGGCGGCACTCTTGAAATAACGGGGGATGTAGCAACAGGAACCGTAGGGACGGTCACGCCTGATCGGACTGTTGCATTAAGTGGAGTTTCGGCTTCTGGGAATGTCGGGGATGTTGTTGAGACAAACAGCCCAACGGAAGATGGAAATGTTGCTTTTGGAAATGTAGGCAACGCAGTACCCAGTCTTGCAATTGCTTTAACTGGTGTGGCGGCAACAGGAACCGTTGGTACTGTTGTACACAGCAAAGATGTTGCCCTGACTGGCAACTTGGCAAGTGGTAATGTAGGCACGGTTTCTCGGGGCGTTACTTCCTTGGCCTTGACGGGAGTGGAAGCTTCTGGTTTTGCAGGGACAGTGACCCACGGCAAAGAAGTTGCGCTAACTGGGGATACGGCGGCAGGTGCAGTTGGTACGGTTGTCCAAAGCGCCTCGGTTGCTTTGACGGGTGTTGAGGCGCTGGGAACTGCAAGTGCGGTTATTGTTCCGATTCCAAGCAACCAAGCAGATGGTGCAGTTGGTTCAGTTGGTTACGAGTTGGTCATTGAGTTGACCGGTAACGCTTCCACGGCGGCAGTTGGATCAGTTGGAGTGGGTGCAAGAACATTTGGTTTAACAGGAAATCAGGCTTCAGGAACAGTAGGATCTGTGATTGCAGTTTATTGGGCAATCATAGATGACAGCCAGACTCCAAGCTGGCAAAATATCAGTAACCCGCAGACTCCTAGCTGGTCGCTGATTGATGACACGCAAACCCCGAATTGGGAAGAAATTGAGGTAACAACATGACGACAGCATATACATCACTTTTAGGCTTGGCCTTACCTGTTACCGGCGAACTGTCCGGTACATGGGGCGACACGGTAAATAACAGCATTACCTCGCTGCTTGACTCTGCCATTGCAGGCACTCAAACACTTACAGCAGATACCACCCTGACCACAACCACGGGTGCAGCCAATCAGTCTAGACAGGCGATTCTGCTGTGTTCACCTGCTTCGGCAAACATAACCATCACGGCTCCTGCTCAGTCCAAGATTTACACGGTTATCAACACCTCTGCTACCTACACAGTTACTGTGCGTGGCGTTGGCCCGACTACTGGCGTGACTTTGGGTGTAAGTGAAAAGGCGGTTGTAGCTTGGAATGGCTCTGATTTTATAAAGATCAGTAATACTGGCGGGGCAGGTGTTTTTACTTCTATCACCGACTCAGGCAACTTGACATTCACAGGCACAGGCAACCGCATCACTGGTGACTTTAGTAATGCGACTTTTGCAAATCGTGTGGCATTCCAGACAAGCACTGCAAACGGCAATACGATAGTTGGAGCGATACCCAACGGAACGTCTACAACATCAGGGTATTGGGTTTTTAATAATTCAGATTTAACAAATGCTGGTCGCTTTCGGATGACCGCATCTTCAACTGATATGGCTTTAACTGCTGATTACAACGGCACAGGCACATACCTACCAATGACCTTTGCAACAGGAGGCAGTGAGAGAGTCAGGATTGATACCTCAGGTAATGTGGGGATTGGTACTAGTTCGCCAAATGCAAAGCTACAAGTAGACAGTAGTTCAGCAACTTACAGTGCAAATATTAGAGCAAGAAACTCCAACTTTGGTAGTGGTGTTGTTGGTGCGGCAAGTGGTATTTTGACTGTTGCCACTGATATGAATAATATTGCCTTTTACACTGGAAGCAATTTAGGCGTAGATGGTACTTCTGTTCCAACCAATGAACGTATGCGTATCGACTCCAGCGGTAACTTGCTGGTGGGGGGTACAACTGGCGCTGATTTTAAATTGCGTGTTAACAGGTCAGGAAATCTTGGAATTGCTAGATTTGAAAACGCAGACACTTCTGGGCTTACCTATGACCAAACTCAAATAATTGTGGGTCAGGCGGCGGGTAGTGGATTTATGTTTGCTAGATACTACACATCAGCAGGTGGGGCGGCTCAGTTTGCTTTCCGTGGTGATGGGCAAATGCTTGCTACAGTTACAAGCATTGCATCTATTTCTGATGCGAGAACCAAAGAAAATGTGCGTAATTCCTCTGACGGGCTTGATACAGTGCTTGGCCTCCGAGCCGTTCGCTTTGATTTTAAAGAAGGCTTTAGTAACAACCGCAAGAATCAGCTTGGTTTTATTGCTCAAGAGATTGAGCAAGTGTTTCCTGAAGCGGTGGATGTGTCGGGGCAAAAAGCAGAGGATGGCAGTGAATATAAAACTGTTGCTCCCAGCACATTGATTCCTGTATTGGTCAAAGCCATACAAGAGCAGCAAGCCCTCATCCAATCCCTGACAACCCGCATCACCGCTTTAGAAGGAGCATAAACCATGTCAACAATAGTTTGGAACATCAGCGCAGTTTAAAAATGAACCACACCCCCGTTGATCTGTATCACCAAGCGTATGCTCACCTTCATTCAGGTGACTACGCCACGGGGTTTCGTTTGTTTGAATACCGCTGGCATCCAGATGCAATTGCAACGCTTGATGAGCCTTTTGAGAAGTACACCCCATCGCCCGTGTGGAAGGGTGAGCCGCTTCAAGGAAAGTCAATCGTTGTCCAAATGGAAATGGGCTATGGTGACTGCATCCAATTCATGCGTTTCTTGCCCATCCTGAAGGTTTTGGGAGCAAGTAAGCTGGTGGTGCTGTCCACCGTGCCATTGGCGTATTTGTACGCTCAAATCCCTTGTGTTGACCACATCACCAACAACGAAAAAGAAGGCATATCCCAAGAATGCGATTATTGGATCGGATCGATGAGCCTTCCATCCATTGCTCTGATCTGCCCTGCTCCTGTTCGTGCGCTGTTCCCAATAACTCAAAACAAGGTCATTGGAAGCGAGGGGTATTTGGATGCCAAGCCAAGCCAGATACTGCCCTTTGTTGGCGTGAACTGGGGCGCTTCAAGGCGTTACCTGCACGGGATCAAAAGCACGACTCCAGAGTGCATGATGGAGCTTGTGGGCAAGAACGCATACAGCCTGAACCCAGAAGAGGATGGCCCGTTCATCAAGTTACCTGACAACGGCTGGAAAAAAGATTGGCAGAAGACAGCAGAACACATGAAGTCCATGAAAGCTGTTGT